GAAACAGAACTTGCGTCAACATTTGGGGCACCAAACGATACTTATTCACCAGATTTTCACGGAGCTGCTTACTATCTAAGATATAGCTCAGATTTATATGTGACACGTTCTACAGGATCAGGGTCTGTTAACTCCCACGATAATGTAAATGCAACTGGTACTAACCCTGTGGTTAAAAACTTAGATGATTGGGACACTCAATCAGCGTCACGTGATTCAGATTCACACACATTTATCGGTAGATACCCAGGTGATATCGGTAACACACTACAAATTCAAGTATGTCCAGCACATACAGCATCATTTACTAACTGGGCATATAAGTCTAGTTTTGATGCAGAACCTGGCACATCTCAACATGCTGCAGATAAAAATGCTTCTAATGACGAAGTACACGTTGCAGTTATTGATACTATAGGTAACTTTGGCTCAAAAGGCGGAGTATTAGAAACATATTCATTCGTATCACTAGCATCTGATGCTAAGAATGCAGACGGATCAACTAACTATGTAAAAGAAGTTGTTAACAAAGGTTCAAACTATGTTTGGATGGCTGGTTTTGAATCAGTATTCTCAGACGTTGGAGCTGGAACCGGAGCAGACAGTGGAGAAGACTTTATTCTTTCATCACCTGCTATTAAAACTTATAACCTTACTGGTGGTGCTAACTCTGGTACAATTACTGCATCAGATGTTGCAGTTGGTTACGATCTATATGAAGATACAGATATAGTAGAAGTTGACTTTCTTATTGCCCCAGGTATGAGCACTAGCTCAGATCAGGCTACTGTTGTTAATGATCTTGTTGCTACAGCTAAAGCACGTAAAGATTGTGTTGTTGTAGCTGGACCAGCTAAGAATGATGTAATAGGTGTTAATAACCCTGCAACAATCACAACTAACATAGTAACTACAGCTAATACATTTACATTTGATTCAACACTATTTGTTGATTGTAACTGGCTAAAAGTATATGATAAGTACAACGATAAGTATATTAACATCCCTGCATCTTCATCTACAGCTGGTATTATGTCAGCCGCAGACGCAAATGGCGCTCCTTGGATTTCACCAGCAGGTGGAAGACGTGGTCAATACTTAGGTGTAACATCTACTGCATATAGTCCAAATAAAGCACAACGTGATACATTATATAAAGCTGGTGTTAACTCAGTTGGAAATATCCCAGGTCAAGGTGTTCTATTATTTGGTGATAAAACTCACATGAGTAGACCATCAGCATTTGATCGTATTAATGTTCGTAGACTATTCTTAACTGTAGAAAGAGCAATTGGAGAAGCAGCTAAGAATGTAATGTTTGAACTTAATGATGAGTTCACTCGTGCAGAATTTGTAAATATAGTAGAACCACTCCTAAGAGAAATCAAAGGACGCCGTGGTATTACGGACTTTAAAGTAGTTTGTAACGAAACAAATAACACATCTGCTGTTATTGATCGTAATGAATTCATTGCAAATATCTTCATTAAACCAGCACGTTCCATCAACTTTATCACACTTAACTTTGTTGCAGTACGCAGCGGTGTAGAGTTTGAAGAAGTTGTAGGTACTGTATAAGTAGCATAGAGAGGAAAAACTAAATGGCTATTCTAGGAGTAGACGATTTTAAAGCCAAACTCGCTGGTGGCGGAGCTAGACCTAACCTATTTAAGGTAACAGTCAACTTCCCAGCTTATGCAGGTGGCAACGTCGAACAAACATCGTTTATGTGTAAAGGTGCTCAGTTACCTGCATCAGTAATTTCACCTATCCCTGTATCATTCAGAGGTAGACAATTACAGATTGCTGGTGACAGAACATTTGAACCATGGACTGTAACAATCATTAACACTACCGACTTTGCGGTTCGTGATTCTATGGAAGCATGGATGAATGGAATAAACGGACACTCAACTAACACAGGTCTTGTTAACCCAGCAGACTATCAGTCTGATCTTATTGTTGATCAATTGGATCGTGACGAATCAGTTCTTAAATCATACACTTTCCGTGGTTGTTTCCCAACCAATGTAGGTGCTATTGATCTGAACTATGACACTACAGGTGCTATTGAGGAATTCCCAGTTGAATTCCAAATCCAGTACTGGGAGTCAAACACAACTACTTAAAGTTGTTATAAATAATAAGGTAGAGGAAGAAATTCCTCTGCCCTATTTTTAAACGGAAAGAAACTATGGCAGAAAATCAAGGTATTAATTTATTCGGTTTTGAAATTCGTAGAGCGGGTGCACGTAAAGCCGCTGCTAAGAATCAGCTTGATTCTATTGTCCCTCCAACAGATGATGATGGTGCAGGTTATGTTACTGCATCTGGTTCTCACTTTGGTCAATATGTAAACCTAGATGGTGATGAATCCAAGGATAATGTAGAGTTAATTAGACAGTATCGAGGTGTTGCAATGCACCCTGAAGTTGATGCTGCTATCGAAGATATTGTAAACGAAGCTGTTACTATTGAAGACAAAGGACTTGCTGTTAAATTAGTCCTAGATGATGTAGAAGCTTCAGATAAAATTAAAAAAGAAATTCAAGACGAATTTAGTATTGTATTAGGTATGCTCAAGTTTAATGACTTAGGGCATGATATTTTTAGACGTTTCTATGTTGATGGTAGAATATATCATCACTTAGTTGTTAATGATTCTAATTTGAAAGCTGGTATCCAAGAGATACGACCAATTGATTCAACTAAAATTCGTAAAGTAAAAGAGGTCAAAACTAAAAAAGATCCTCTTACTGGTGCTAAAATAATTGAAAAAGTAGATGAACACTTTATCTACCAAGATAAACCAGGCAAACAAGTTAGTGGAATTAAACTTACACCAGATTCAGTAAGCTATGTTACATCAGGTTTACTTGACGAAAGTAGAAAGAAAGTTGTATCTTATCTACATAAAGCACTAAAGCCTATTAACCAATTAAGAATGATGGAAGACTCATTAGTTATCTATCGTTTAGCACGTGCTCCAGAAAGACGTATATTCTATATTGACGTAGGTAATATGCCACGTGGTAAGTCTGAAGAGTATATGAAGAACATCATGACTAAGTACCGCAATAAGTTGGTATATGATGCAAATACTGGTAAACTAAAAGATGATCGTAAACATATGTCTATGCTGGATGACTTCTGGCTACCAAGACGTGAAGGCGGAAGAGGTACAGAAATCTCTACATTGCCAGGTGGTGAGAACTTAGGTCAGATAGATGATATTATTTACTTCCAAAAACGTCTATATAGATCATTAAATGTACCTAGTTCAAGACTAGAGCAAGAACAAGCATCTGGACTTCTAGGTAGATCAACAGAAATTAATCGTGATGAACTTAAATTCCAAAAGTTTATTGACAGACTACGCCGTAGGTTCTCTGGTTTATTCCTTGAGATACTGAGAAAGCAACTTGTTCTTAAAGGTACTATTACTAATGAGGATTGGGAAGCTTGGCGTAATGAGTTAGTTGTAGACTTTGTATCAGATAATCACTTTGCAGAATTGCGTAATGCAGAACTTGTTAGAGAAAGATTACAGACATTAGATATGACTCAACAGTATGTTGGAGAATTCTATTCTAAAGAATGGGTATTTAAGAATATATTGAATCTATCTCAAGAGGAGATGGAAGAAATGAAGAAACAAATGGCTCAAGAAGAATCAGATGGTGAAGTAATGCCAGATGAAGATGGTGATACAGATTATGATAATCAATCAAAGCCAGATATGGATAATGATCCAGAGCCAGAGGAAAAACCTCGTGTAGATACTGATAAACTTGAAAAAGATCCAAAGGATCCTAAGCAAAAGAAGAAAGATGATAAATAATGGAAATGAATAGTACACTCACAGATTTTATTGATGCAGTTGGAACAAAAGATTTTGCTAAAGCTGAACCTATGTTTAATGATATGATGACTTCTAAAGTAGGTGATGCACTTGATGCTGAAAAGATTGCTCTTGCTAATTCTGTATATAATGGTGCTGATGAAGAACAATTAGAACTAGATATAGAAGATAATGAAGCTGAAGAACCAGTGGAAGAAATTTCGTCAGAAGAACAATTAGAAGATTAAATTGTTATAAATATTAGTTGAAACATAAGGTAACGTAACTTAATGAAAACATTTTTGCAAATACGGGAAAAAAGAATAAGTAAAATGCCCCCTGGTGAACATGTTTTTGATACCAAAGTAAAAGGTATTGAAGTTATGGTACATAAAGAAAAGAATAAATTTGTTACATATGTTGACATGGAAAAATTAGATACATTTCGTGATCTAAATTCGGCTAAAAAAGCTGGACTAGAATTTGTCAAACAATTTAAAGGATAATTAGATGAAGCTTATTACAGAATATACAGAAACTGATGTTCAATGTATTGTAGAAGCTAACGATAAAGGCGAGAAATCGTATGTTATCGAAGGTATTTTTGCAATGGCTGATTCTAAAAACCGTAACGGACGCATATATCCAAAATCAATTATGGAAAATGCAGTTGCTAAATACGTTACGGAACAAGTAAAAACTAAGCGTGCAGTTGGAGAACTAAACCATCCAGATGGTCCAACAGTAAACTTAGATAAGGTATCCCATCTTATTACTGATCTTCAATTTGAAGGTAATAATGTGATGGGTAAGGCACAAGTATTGGATACTCCTATGGGTAAGATTGTAAAAGGTCTTCTTGATGGTGGTGTGCAACTAGGTGTGTCAACTCGTGGTATGGGTAGTCTCGAACAGAGAAACGGCGTAACAATGGTCAAAGACGATTTCATTCTTAATACAGTTGATATTGTACAAGATCCATCTGCCCCACAAGCTTTCGTTAATGGAATAATGGAAGGTGTAGACTGGGTTTGGAATAACGGCGTAATCGAAGCAAGAGAAATTGAAAGAATGGAGACTGAGATTAAGAAGGCTCCACGTGCTGACCTCTATGAGGCTCAAACACGTGAGTTCAAGAATTTCCTCTCGTTACTCAAAACAAAAAGCATGTAAAGGAGTACAGCATGTCTGAAGAAAATCAGATCACTGATGCAGAACTCCATGACGAGAACGTTGTGGAAGAAGCTCATGATCCTAAAAATGCAGAAGTACAATCTGTCGATTCTGTCGACAAGGCGGCTAAAGCAACAACACAGGCGGCGGCACCAAAAACTAAAGCTGGCATGATTAATGCAATGTACGGTAAGTTATCGAAGATGAAAAAAGCTGATCTTCAAGCATCTTACGGTAAAATGATGGGCGAAGAAGTAGAAGCTGATGAAGCTGATGTGGTAGCAGAGAATGCTACAGCAGAAGTTGACTTCAACTATACAACTGAGCTTGATGCATTGGTTGAGTCTGAAGCAACTCTTTCTGAAGAGTTCAAGACAAAGACAGCAATTATTTTTGAATCCGCAGTCAAAACAAAACTTACAGAGGAAATTGATCGTCTGGAAGAAACATATGCAACTGAATTAGCTGAGGAAGTTTCTACTATTAAAACTGACTTAGTTGAAAAAGTTGACAGCTACCTAAACTATGTGGTTGAATCATGGGTTGAAGACAACAAAGTTGCTATTCAAGCCGGTTTACGCACAGAAATCGCAGAAGGTTTCATGAGCAAGTTGAAAGACGTGTTTATTGAATCTTACATTGCCGTACCAGAAGATAAAGTTGACCTAGTTGATGATTTATCTGAGCAAGTGAAAGAACTTGAAGAAGCTCTTAATTCACGTACAGAAGATGCAATGTCTATCTCTGAGCAACTAGACACTTATAAGCGTAATGCAATTATTGCAGAAGCTGCAAAGGGTTTAGCAGACACACAAGTTGAAAAACTAACTAAATTGGTTGAAGGCTTTGATTTTGATGACGAAGCTACATTTGCAGAAAAAGTTGCAATTGTAAAAGAGTCTAACTTCAAACCAGAAGCAATTGAATCCACTATTGCAGAAGAAACTGAAGATGATGCATCAGATGCTATCGTTGAAGGCAATTCCGATGTAATGAACACCTACCTTTCTGCAATCAGAAAATCTCAAAAGTAAGAGGGAATAATCCAAATGAATACATACGACAACCTAGTCGAAAAATGGAACCCAGTGTTGAACGAAGAGTCAGCTGGATCCATCACCGATGCCCACAAACGTAGCGTAACAGCTGCTTTGTTGGAAAACACAGAACAAGCGCTAAAGGAAGAGCGTCAATTAACAGAAGCAGCTCCAACTAACTCTGCTTTAGGCGCAGGCTCAAACTGGGATCCAATCTTGATCTCACTAGTACGTCGTGCGGCACCTAACATGGTTGCATACGACCTAGCTGGTGTTCAACCTATGTCTGGTCCAACTGGCTTGATCTTCGCAATGAAGTCACGTTATGAAGGTCCAGCTGGAACAGAAGCATTGTTCAACGAAGCAGATACACGTTTCTCTGGTTCACAAGCACAAGCTGCACAAGCTGCAAGCCCATCAGGTCTTGACGTAACTAATGCTAACTCAGCACACACAATCGATTCCGATCGATTAACTGCATTAGGCGCAGGTGGTATGACTACTGACTCAGCTGAAGCATTAGGTGATGCATCTAGTAATGCATTTGCTGAAATGGGTTTTTCAATCGAAAAAGCAACAGTGACTGCAAAATCACGTGCTTTAAAAGCTGAGTACTCACTAGAGCTTGCACAAGACTTGAAAGCAATCCACGGTTTGGATGCTGAAACAGAATTAGCAAACATCTTGTCTACAGAAATCTTAGCGGAAATGAACCGTGAAGTTATCCGTACAATCAACTCACAAGCTAAATCTGGTGCACAACAATCTAACGTAGCTGTACGTGGTATCTTTGATATGTCTACAGATGCGGACGGACGTTGGTCAGTTGAAAAGTTCAAAGGTTTGATGGTACAAATCGAACGTGAAGCTAACAAAATTGCTAAAGAAACACGCAGAGGAAAAGGTAACGTAGTTATGTGTTCTTCTGATGTTGCATCTGCACTTGCTGCAGCAGGCATGTTAGATTACACTCCAGCTATCTCAGCTAACTTAAATGTTGACGATACAGGCAACTTGTTTGCTGGTGTTCTTAACGGCCGTACAAAAGTATATATTGACCCATATGCAACTGTAGACTATGTAACTGTTGGTTACAAAGGTACAAACCCATATGACGCTGGTGTATTCTACTGTCCATACGTACCATTAACAATGATGCGTGCTGTTGGTGAAAACAACTTCCAACCAAAAATCGGTTTCAAAACTCGCTACGGCATGGTTTCTAACCCATTCGTTGGTTCAACTGCTGCAAACGGTTTAGCTGCTGCTAAATCTAACCAGTATTACCGTATCTTCCGTGTAGATAACATCTTAACATCTGTATAAGATAACCATAATATAGGGAGAGGATTTAACCTCTCCCACCTAAACTGGGCTGCCTTAGGGTAGCCCTTTTTTTTGTTATAAATAGTTATTGATAGACTTATACAATAAGGACAGACAATGGCTGTACTAACTAAAAATTTAAACTTTTTACAACCTACGGGATACAAGATTAGTATTGATAGAAAGAACTATCCTAACCTTGAATTCTTTTTACAAAGTATTGTTCACCCAGCAGTATCTGTAGCTCAAACTGAGGTTCCATATAAACGTACTGCTATTCATATGCCTGGTGATAAGATACTTTATGATGAAGTAACATTCGAGATGTTATTAGATGAAGATATGAATGCATATAAAGAGATGTACGGCTGGTTAGAAAGACTTGTTGAAGAAGGTGTTCAATCACCATCTAATAGATCAAATAAGGTGCCTAGTTATTCTGATATAACTTTATCTATGTTATCAAGTCATAGTAATACAACTAATAAATTTATCTACCGAGATTGTATTCCAACAAATATAGGTAGTGTTAACTTGACTTCAGCTACAACAGATGTGGCATTTTTGACTATACCAGTATCATTTAGTTTCAGCTACTTTGATATTGTATAGATAGTATTGTAATTGATTATGGAGATATATTATGAATCTGGAATCCGTTCTGGAAATGTGGAAAAAAGATAGTGTTATTGAACAATTTAACTTAGACGACACTAGCAGAAATACACCAGCATTACACGCAAAATATTTAGAACTTCTTTCTATTGCTAAACTGCAATTAAAGAAAGCTGATCTTGCACAAAAATCCCTATTAAAGAAAAAATGGCTTTACTATAATGGAAAGCTCACCCAAGATCAGATAGTTGAACTTGGTTGGGAATTCGATCCGTTTAATGGTCTTAAAGTCCTAAAAGGTGAAATGGATTATTACTATGATGCTGATGTAGATATACAAAGATCAGAAGAAAAAATATTATATCATAAAACTATGATTGAAACATTAACAGAAATTGTTACTAATTTAAACTGGAGACATCAGACTATTGGTAATATGATCAAGTGGAGGCAATTTGAAGCCGGTGGATAAGATTACACTAAAAAAGAAAAACCAGTCCGTAATGCATATTCAGACAGATCCTGGTATAGCAAATGAATTAAGTGATTTTTTCTCATTCTTTGTGCCAGGTTATAAATTTATGCCAGCATTTAAAAATCGTATATGGGATGGTAAGATTAGATTGTTTAATGCGCAGTCTTGTGAGTTACCAGTAGGTCTATTCTCATATGTACAAGAGTTTGCTCAGCAGAGAAAGTATGTTGTAGAAGTTGAACACGATGCATACTATGGTAGACCAGATTCAGTTAATGATGTTGACTTAGGTGAACTTGCTACATTTGTAGAGGATCTTAACTTAACAAGTCGTGGTAATAAGATTGCTCCTAGAGAATATCAGATAGAGGCTATGGTTGAAGCTATTCACCGTAAACGAGCCATTCTATTAAGTCCAACTGGTTCTGGTAAATCTCTTATAATCTATTTACTTATGCGGTGGTTGTTAGCCAGATCAACTAAGAAGGTTTTGGTTATTGTTCCAACCACATCACTAGTACAACAGATGTATGCGGACTTTGAAGATTATTCTAAATTTGATAAGACTTGGGATGTGGAACTAGAAGTACATAGAATTTACTCTGGTAAACCTAAGATGAATATGAGTCAGAGAGTATTTGTATCAACATGGCAATCTGTATATAAACTTCCAGGTGCATGGTTTGAGCAATTTGGTACAGTATTCGGCGATGAGTGTCACGGGTTTAAATCTAAATCTCTTACCGGTATTATGAACAAATCAAGAGAAGCCGAATATAGATTTGGCACAACTGGTACTCTTGATGGTACTCAGACACATAAATTAGTTTTAGAAGGTCTTTTTGGACGGATATATAATGTTACTACCACCAAGAAACTACAAGATGATAGTACACTAGCTGCATTAGATATTCAGATACTATTACTAAAATACCCTGAAGATATTAGAAAGAATTTTGGTAAACAACAGTACCATGATGAATTAGACTATATTGTAAAAAACGAAGCAAGAAATAGACTTATATCAAATCTAGCAATAGATCAAGATGGTAATTCTTTGGTTCTTTTCCAGTATGTTGAGAAGCATGGAAAGGTGCTATATAATCTTATAAAGGATAAAGCACACGAACGTAGAAAAGTATTCTTTGTATCAGGTGAGACAGATACTAATGATCGTGAAGCAATTAGAAAGATTGTAGAGACACAAAAGAATGCAATTATTGTTGCAAGTTTAGGTACATTCTCTACAGGTATTAATATTAGAAATTTACATAATATTGTATTTGCATCACCTTCTAAATCTCAGATTAAAGTCCTACAGTCTATTGGACGAGGATTAAGAAATTCAGATGATGGATCAACTACTACTCTATATGACATAGCAGATGATCTACACTGGAAAAGCAGAAAAAATTATACACTAGTACATTCGGCAGAGAGAATAAAAATTTATGCCAGAGAATCATTTAATTATAAAATATATGAAATCGAGTTAAAAACATGAGTGAAATAAGACAGTTTAAATTGGTTGACGGATCAGAAATAGTTTGTGAAGTTATTGAATGGAATGATGATGCAACAGATGAGATAGTAATTAGAAATGCACTAGTAATACAGTATATGATGAGAGATGATCATAGGCTATGTTCTATGAGACCATGGATGCTTCAGCAGGTCCAGAATGATTATCTACAAACACTTAATGCTGGACATATTACAGTAGATGCTAAACCAGCATTTGAGACTGTAGCTAACTATGAAGAAACAGTACAATTCTTACAAACCAACTTAGAAGATTTGGCTGAACAAGAATTAGATGATCTAGTGGACATGGACGAAGAAGATAAAAATAATATTCTTAGCTTCATCCAAGCAAGAAAAGACAAACTTCACTAGTCTATCTCTCCTACCCCAAAATGCTTAATTTATTATACCATAGTTTGCACAAAATGTAAACCCCTAAAATGCATTTTTTTTAACTTTTTTATTAATTTAATTGTTTACATATATTCTATTATGTGATATAATGGTTATATTGAAAGGAGTCCATAATGGCAAGAACTAAACGAGCTAGTATTCATTATGTCAATAACGCAGAATTTTCTAATAGTGTTGTAGAATATGTGAAAACTGTTATAGAAGCCAAGGACAAAGAACAACCGCTACCTATTGTACCAGATTATATTGCTCAGTGTTTCTTAAAGATCGCTGAAGGTTTATCTCATAAATCAAACTTTATTCGCTACACATATCGCGAAGAAATGGTAATGGACGCAGTTGAGAATTGTTTAAGAGCAGTTGAGAATTATAACATTGAAGCCGCTACACGTACAGGTAAGCCTAATGCCTTTGCTTACTTTACACAAATTAGTTGGTATGCATTTCTAAGACGTATTGCAAAGGAGAAAAAGCAACAAGAGATTAAATATAAATACCTTACATCATCTGGTGTAGAAGCCTTTATGAGTATAGACATGTCTGAAGAATTCAGTAAACTTGTCGCAGCTAACTATGTCGATATATTGAAAGATAGAATTGAAAAAGTTAAAGAAGCTGATCAGGTTGTTAAGGAACTTGTAAAGAAAGAAAAGCGTAAGAAACGTGAAACAAAAGTGGACTCAGATTTAAGTGAGTTTATTAAATGAAGATTGCGATATTAAATGACACTCATTGTGGTATTAGGAATAGCTCTGACATATTCCTCGATAATGCGGAGAAATTTTTCACAGATGTATTTTTTCCTTATCTTATGGAAAACGGTATTTCTCATATCGTTCACCTTGGTGATTATTTCGATAACAGGAAGTTTATTAATTTCCGTGCCCTTAATCGTAATCGTCAATTCTTTCTTGCAAAGTTAAGAGAACATAAAATTACTATGGATATTATCTGTGGTAACCATGATACATTCTATAAGAATACTAATGAACTTAACAGTCTTAAAGAACTACTTGGTCACTATATGAATGAGATCCATATTATACATCAGCCTACTGTGATGGATTATGATGGTTTAAAAATGGCATTACTACCATGGATATGCCCTGAGAATGAAAAGGAATCACTTGATTTTATAAGAAACTGTAAAGCAGATGTTCTTGGTGGACATTTAGAACTAGATGGTTTTGATATGATGAAAGGTATACCAAACACTCATGGTATGGATCCTAGTTTGTTTAGTAGATTTGAGTCAGTTTACTCTGGTCACTTCCATACTAAATCAACTCAAGGCAATATAACATATCTTGGTTCTCAGTTAGAGTTTACTTGGTCAGATGCTCATGATAACAAATACTTCCATATATTAGATACTAATACTCGTGATCTAATAGAAGTAAGAAATCCTCATACTATATTCCATCGTATTCATTATGATGATACTCAAGTTAACTTTGACGATTATGATGTAAAGCAAGTAGATAATAAGTTTGTTAAAATTGTAGTTATAAACAAAACTGATCTATTTACTTTTGACCGGTTTGTTGATAGAATACAAAATAGGCCAATTCACGAGTTGAAGATTGCTGAGAACTTTGCGGAGTTTCTTGGTGACGCTGTTGAAGATGAGGGTATATCTGTGGAAGAAACTACAGAATTACTTGATAGCTATATTGATAATGTTGAGACTGATCTCAGCAAAGATAGGCTAAAATCTAGTATGCGGGACCTATTTACTGAGGCGAATGCACTGGAAATAGCATGATCATTTTTAGAACACTACGTTATAAGAACCTATTATCATCTGGTAATAACTGGACTAAGATTAACTTTACTGATACTAAATCAACTCTTGTTGTTGGTCATAATGGTGCTGGTAAATCTACAATGTTGGATGCTCTATCCTTTTCATTGTTTGGTAAACCACACCGTAATATCGGCAAACCACAATTGGTCAATTCTATTAATAAGAAAGACTGTATTGTTGAAGTAGAATTTAGTATTGGTAAGTCAAACTTTAAAGTTATTCGTGGAGCAAAACCTAACATCTTTGAAATATGGAAAGATGGTGTTATGGTAAATCAAGCATCTCATGCTAGAGAATACCAAAAGATACTAGAACAAAATATTTTAAAGTTAAATCATAAATCTTTTCACCAGATTATTGTACTTGGTTCATCATCTTTTATTCCGTTTATGCAATTGACTTCTCAACATAGACGTGATGTTATTGAAGACCTTTTGGATATTAATATCTTTTCTAAGATGAATTCTATTATTAAAGAAAAGAATGCAATAATCAAAGACAAGATCCGTGAAGTAACTTATGAGATTGATCTATTAAAAGAAAAGATTGATCTACAGCGTAAGTATATCAGAGAAGTTGAGAACCTAAGTGGTGAGCAAATTAAAGATAAGGAAGATGAAGCTGTACTTGCTCAAGAAAGTATAGTTAATATCCAACTTTCAAATGCTATACTATCAAGAGATGTTTCTGAATTATCTGAGACACTTCAAGATGATCTTAAAAAAGCTAATGACAAGAAAACATCATTACTTCATTATCAAGCTACATTTAATCAACAGATTAAGACTGTTGTTAAAGAAGCAAAATTCTTTGAAGAGAATGAAAGTTGTCCTACTTGTGAACAAGATATTGATGATGATCTAAGAACATCTAAACTTGAATTAGCTAAAGGTAAAGCTGGTGAACTTAATACAGCACTATCTAAAGCCAATGATCAAGCTAGTGAAGTTGAAGAAACTCTTTCAAGCCTTAGTGATATTGCTAAGAAAGTTTCTGATAAGCAAAATGATATTAACAATAATAATAAAGAGATTAGCAGACTACAAACAACTATTACCAATCTATCTAAAGCTATTGATAATATCCGTGGCAAAGATGGTGATATTTCTATTGAAAAAGATAAACTACAAGAATTAAATGATACACGTGAATCTTCCTTTGAGAGCCGCCTAGTATCAAACGAAACTCTTTCATACAATATTGCTATGAGTGAGATGCTTAAAGATACTGGTATTAAGACTAAAATTATCAAACAGTATCTACCTGTAATGAATAAGCTAGTAAATCAATATCTACAAACACTAGACTTCTTTGTTCACTTTAACTTGGATGAAAACTTCCAAGAGACTATTAGATCAAGACATCGTGACGAATTCTCATATGATTCATTCTCTGAGGGTGAGAAGCAACGTATTGATCTGGCACTACTCTTTACTTGGCGAATGATTGCTAAGATGAAGAATTCTGTAGCCACAAACCTATTGATCCTAGATGAGACTTTTGACTCAAGCTTAGATCATGAAGGTGTAGACAATCTAATGAAGATTATATACACACTCGGTGAAGAAACCAATGTCTTTGTTATTTCACATAAAGGTGAAATACTTGACGGAAAGTTTGAGAGGAAGATTGAATTCTTTAAAGAAAAAAACTTTAGCAAAATCAAATAAAATGCTTTACTTTTTCTTCCAATTGAACTATAATAACTATATTATAACATGGAGCCATTATTATGGAATTATCTGAAAACACACTATCCATCCTTAAAAACTATGCTGGTATTAATTCCAACATTGTTATTGATGCTGGTAATACTATTAAGACTATATCTGAAGCAAAGAATGTTATGTCTACTGCGGCAATCCGTGAAGATTTCCCACAACAGTTTGGCATATATGATCTGAATGAATTCCTAGGTGTGCTATCACTTGTTGATACACCTAACTTAAATTTCTCAGATGACTTTGTAACAGTAAGTGATTCGTCTGGTCGCAGTAAAGTAAAATACTTTTACTCAGATCCAGATATGTTAACTAAACCTGGCAAAGATGTAAAAATGCCTAATGCTGATGTTAACTTTGCTTTAGATGCTGACACTCTTAGTAGAATTAAACGTGCTGCAAGTACACTAGGTCACACTGATGTGTCTATTACTGGCAAAGATGGTGTTCTAAGTTTATCAATTATTGATAGTAAGAATGCAACTTGTAATGCATATACAATTGATATTGCTGGTGACTTTGATTCAACACCATTTAACTTTATACTTAATATTGCTAACTTGAAGATTATGCCAGGTGACTATGAAGTTGCTATATCTTCAAAACTAATCTCGCATTTCACCAATAAGGAATATGGTATTTCATATTGGATTGCACTTGATAAATCATCTACATACGGAGAATAAGATGGCTAAAAATAATAATGAACATACGGAAACCTATACACTTATGGCTCAGATTGGTCGTAGTACGGTTGCTGTAATTGATGCAGTCGTCCAACGTGGTGGTTTTCGTGGTGAAGAATTAAGTACAATTGGAACATTACGTGATCAGTGTATTCAAGCTATATCCATATCAGAAGCATTTGAAGCTAATGACGCTTCTGAGAAAGAATAGGGTTTACAATCTTCCTTAACTATTATATAATGTATTTCTTGATATGGAGAATGTGAATGTCTAATGACTTTTTATGGGTAGAAAAATACAGACCAAAAACAATTGGTGAAACAATTCTACCTTCTGATTTAAAAGCTACTTTTCAAAAGATAGTTGAGACCGGTGAAGTTCCTAATATGCTCTTTACTGGCTCAGCTGGTCTTGGTAAAACAACTGTAGCAAAAGCCCTTTGTAATGAACTTGGTTTGGATTATATCCTAGTCAATGGTTCAGAAGAAGGCAATATAGAAACCTTACGTGGTAAGATCAAGCAGTTTGCTTCGTCTATATCATTACAAGGTGGATATAAAGTAGTTATCCTTGATGAGGCTGACTATCTAAACCCACAGTCAACACAACCTGCGTTGCGTGGTTTTATAGAAGAATTTTCTAATAACTGTAGGTTTATATTAACTTGTAACTTTAAGAATAGAATCATTGAGCCACTACATTCTCGGTGTGGTGTATATGAATTTAATACTTCCAAAAAAGATATGGCAGCACTAGCTGGTAACTTTATGGATAGACTAAAGAAAATCTTAGAAATAGAAAGTGTTGAATATAATGAAAAAGATGCGGCTGATATCATACTTAAATATGCTCCGGACTGGCGTAGAATACTTAATGAGGCACAACGCCATGGAAACAGCGGGATTCTTACTACTAATAGTAGGTTGGATGGTTCTGGTAACCAGTATGACGTTCTAATGACATACCTAAAAGGTAAAGATTTTAAGAAGATGCGCTCATGGGTTGTTAATAATATTGATGTAGATGCTTCTGCTATCTTCCGTGGTATCTATGACAACATGGCTAATACAGTATCTCCTCAATCTATACCACAACTGGTTCTTATTCTAGCTGATTATCAATATAAGAATGCCTTTGTTGCAGATCACGAATTAAATGTTGTTGCTTGTATGACTGAAGTAATGGCTAATGTGGAGTTTGCTTAATGGCTATTATATTTGATTTCGAAACACTTTCTACTGATCGTGTAAATGGTGTTGTTCTTAGTCTTGCTTTATTAGAATTTAATGAAGAACGCTTTACTGAGAAGACAGCTTATTCATATACAGAATTACTTGAGATGTCAAGATACATTAAGTTTGATGTAGCTGATCAAGTAAAGAATGGTAAACGTAAGATTGATCAAGATACCTTAGAATGGTGGGGTCAACAATCAGAGTCTGCTCAGAAACAACTTATTCCTAGTCAGCATGATAAACCATTGGCTGATCTAATCCCTTGGATGAATAGTAATATAAATGGTTCTGTAAGTAAGGTTTACTCAAGAGGTAATACCTTTGATCCAATCTTTGTTGATTATATTGCATCACAATACCATCAAGTTGTACCTTGGCCTCATTGGTCTATTCGTGATACCAGATCCACAATTGATGGAATGGCTTGGGGTGCTGGTCTATCTAATGGGTTTGTGCCAGAAGGTCTTGAAGAACAATTTGTCGCACATGATCCACAGCATGATATTGTAATGGATGTTATGCGATTACAAACTTTAGCTATAGCGTTAGGATAGAAAATGAGTGAACTTGTATTATTTACAAAAGATGAGTGCATCTATTGCCATATTCTAAGAGAAAAGTTAGAAGACTGGGAAATTGAGCATAAAATATTAAACAACCATCCTTTACCAGATGGTCATAAAACATACCCACAACTTTACTATAAAGGTAAAGATGTACAAAAAGGTCCATCTACTGATGTAACAGCATCTAAATTATTAGATATGATGGAACATATTGATTGGCCAGGAATGGATGGAGGTATTGAAGATGAGCGCTAAAGGTTTAAGCCCATTTGATTATAGTAACTCTATAAACTTTTCTAAACTTGATATAATGATAGATGATATTGCTGAAAAGAAATACTCACCTTTCATGGTCAATCGTACACTTTCTTACTTTCCTGATACTGTGGCTGCAGCTAATGAGATGAATCGTCATCACCACCTAGACAATAGACTACAATATTCTTTTCTTATAAATATCATTAGAAAACGAAAAAGGTTTTCTAAATGGGCTAAGGCTCAAACTGAAAGTGATATTGAATCTGTCAAGGAATATTATGGGTATAGTAATACAAAAGCCCGTCAAGCTTTGACTCTGTTATCACCTGAACAATTAACTATAATAAAGAATAAGGTGAATAAGGGTGGAAAAAGAAGAAATTAAAATTATAGAGTGGACGCCCAAGCATATGCTTGAGATAACTCTAAATGAGCCAGATGACTTCCTAAAGATAAGGGAAACACTAACACGTATAGGCGTGGCTAGTAGAAAAGATAATAAACTATTTCAATCTTGTCATATCCTACATAAACAAGGTAGGTATTTTATTGTGCACTTTAAAGAGCTGTTCTTACTAGATGGTAAGAAATCAAATCTTGAAGAAAATGATTTAGCAAGACGTAATACTATTGCAACATTAATGTCCGATTGGGGATTAGTTACTATAGTTTCTGGTCAAACAGTTGAGCCATTAGCACAATTAAGACAGATTAAAATAATCCCTTTTAAAGAAAAAGTAAAATGGGAACTGTGCCCAAAATATAACATTGGAAATAAGTAAATTTTGGACTAGAGATGCAGTCAACTTAGATATATCAAGTCGTTGCACTCTTGCTTGTCCTAATTGCGCTAGACAGAACATTAGTGATATTCCTGCTAATCTTATGTCTGAAGAAGAATTTGATAAGTATTTAAATTACTTTGATAGATTTATCTTTTGTGGACAAATATCAGATCCTATACTTCATCCTAAACTAGATATATTTTTAAGTAAGATTTATTCTGCTGGTAAAATGTGTAGTGTACATGTAGCTGCTAGTCATAAACCAGATGCTTATTTTATTAAATGTTTTAAAGCACACCCAAAATCTAACTGGTATTTTGGTATAGATGGTCTACCTAAGGATTCACATAAGTATAGAGTTAGACAAGATGGTGAAAAGTTATTTCGATTGATGTTGGAATCAAGAAAGTATATAGCTAAGTCAATATGGCAATATATTATATTTAAATATAATGAAAATGATATTGATACAGCTAAAGCCTTATGTGTAGAGCATGGATTAGAAATGTCTCTTATAAAGTCTAATAGATGGACTAGTGGTGATCCTTTAAAACCTACATCTACAGATAATTATTATATTAGAGAAGAATATGAGTAAAGAATGGAAACCACAATGTGTACTTAATACAGCCACGGGCAGATCCTTTGGTTCAAGTGCAAAGGGTTATATAACACCATGTTGTTGGATTGACTTTTCTTTTTATAAAGATATAGAAGAACTAGAAGCGGATGATCCTCAACTGGTTAGTTTATTTAAAGAACATTTAAAAATAAAGAATAATGATAGCATAGAAGAAATATTGCTATCAGATGAATGGATTGAATTTTATGATAACTTAACTTCAGTAGATACAGCACCTAAAACGTGTAAGAGATATTGCTATAAAAATAGTAAACTCTGGCTATTTGAATTAAAAAAAGAAAAATTTAATACTAAAGAAGAATAAAAATATTATATATACTATTGTGATGCGGAATGATCCGATCATAACACAATCTTGCTTGCTCAAAAGGAGATAACAATGACAGGCTTACAAACACTATTCCCACGCTCATCTTTTGTGGGTTTTGACCATCTATTCAATGAACTAGAGTTCACTGCAAAACATGCTCAAGACCATTATCCACCACATAATATTATTAAATCAGATAATGAAGAATATCTTATCGAACTTGCTATTGCGGGATTTACAAAAGAAGAAATTAATGTTGAAGTTAAAGATAGGACTTTAACAGTAATGGGGGAACATGTCTCTAAAGGGAGAGAATTTATCCATCGTGGCATTTCTACAAAGAAATTTAAGCGAACCTTTAGGCTGTCCGAACATGTAAATGTAAACGGAGCAGATATTCAGGATGGTATACTTGCAATTGAATTGAAGTATGTTATTCCAGAAGAAATGCGTCCTCGTAAAATCAATATTGGTCAAACGAGGAATCACAATGACACAACACATATTAGCACAAGCTAACATTCTACAAAATGCTATTAAAGCATTTATGGAACTTTTAAAGGACTTTTCATCATCACGCAAAGAAATTTCAGAAGCAAAAAAGACTATCTTTGAGTTGAATAAACTATCTGATGCAGACTTAGCCGACATTGGTCTATGTCGTGGAGACATCTGGAATGTCGCTCATCATAAACATGACGATACAAGGAGACGTTTCTAATGACTACATCAGTAATGAAATTTGCATTTGCACCAGTTGGTGGACTTTTTAGTGGATTTAATAGTTTCTTCCTATCAGTAGGAAAAGCTAGAGCAGCATCTGAACTTGCCAGAATGGGTTACCATGAAGAAGCAAGATATTTAATGCTTACAGAAACTAAAGACCTTTAAGTGCATAAAATAATAATTATTATGAGGGGCAATTAATTTGCCCCTTTTAGCATTTAATGGTTTACAATAAGCCAAAAACAATATATAATGGTAATTAATTAACTTGAAGGGTTTAGTATGTCATTTTATTCGTCCGTAAATCGCTACGGTAATTCCATCTTGTACAGAGGGTACAATGATAATGGAGCAGCAATAACAAAAAGAGTTAAGTTTGAGCCTACTTTATATGTGACATCACGTGAAGATAATCCTTCACATAAAGGACTTGATGGTTGGCCTCTGGCTCCAATGAAGTTTGATAAGATGTCTGAAGCTAAAGATTTTATTGAGAAGTACAAAGATTTAGATAGTTTTAAAATATATGGTAACACAAACTATATTCAACAATTTATTACAGAACGCTTTCCTGAAGATATTAAGTTTCGACCATCACAAGTAAATGTGGTTAACTTTGATATTGAGGTTGCCTCATCAGAAGGTTTCCCTAGACCGGAAGAAGCATTATATCCAGTTATATCAATTGCACTCAAGTCAACTAAGTCCCGTATTTACAAAGTGTGGGGTTTAGGCGAGTACGATCATGAGAAAACTGAACTTAATATGGGTGATGATATTATCCAATATATCAGATGTGATAGCGAAGAAGAATTATTAACAAAGTTTATTAAGTATTGGACAGATAATCCACCAGATATTATTACTGGTTGGAATATAAGGTTCTTTGATGTTCCATACTTAATCAATCGTATTGCTAGAATTGGTTCAGCTGAAGCTGTCAAGAGAATGTCTCCTTGGAACTTAGTCAACGAACGTAATACTAAGATTATGGGTAGAGAACAACAAGGCTATGAACTAGTTGGTATTCAGCAAGCAGATTACATTGAGCTATTTAAGAAGTTTGGTTATAGTTATGGTACTCAAGAATCCTATGCCTTAGATCATGTTGCTCATACTGTTCTCGGCGAACGTAAGCTATCATATGAAGAACACGGTAGTTTACATGAGTTATATAAAAATGATCATCAGAAGTTTATTGACTATAACATTAGAGATGTTCAAGTTGTACAACGTATAGATGAAAAGATGGGTCTAATTGATTTAGTTATGACTATGGCTTATCGTGGCGGTGTTAACATATCAGATACTTTTGGTACTACTGCCATATGGGATTCAATTATTTACCGTGAGTTAAATTTAAAGAATATTGTTATTCCACCTTATATTGAAAAGCCAAAGCAAGCATACCCTGGTGGTTATGTTAAAGATCCTATGGTTGGTTCTCACGAATGGGTTGTATCATTTGATTTAAACTCTCTGTATCCTAATCTTATTGTCCAATACAATATGTCTCCTGAAACTCTTATGCCAGGATTACTAGATCATGGAGTAGATCGTTATCTTGATGGACCAGCACCAGAAAGTAAGTATTCTGTTGCGGCTAATGGTTCTCAATATTCTAAAGAAAAGCAAGGTGTATTACCTAAGATCATTGTTGATTACTATGCAGAGCGTAAAGCAGTTAAGAAAGAAATGCTTATAACTAAGCAAAGGTATGAGAAATCACCTACGGTTGAAGATGAGAGAAAGATCAATCAACTTGAGAATCAGCAGATGTCTATTAAGATCCTTCTTAACTCTTTGTATGGTGCTTTAGGTAACAGATACTTTAGGTACTATGATCTAAGAATGGCAGAGGGTATTACATTATCTGGTCAGTTGTCTATTCTATGGGCAGAGAAGGCAATCAATGCCGAAATG